CCGCTGACGAATCGTCGCAATTCGACAAGCTGAAAAACGAAATCACCGAATTGGAAGCGCAGGAATCCCGCGCGCAGTTTCTGGACGATGCCGAGCGGCGCCAGTCGGGCACTGTCATTGCTGGCAATGGTGAGCGGCAGATCGAACAGCTTGAGCAGCGTGTGAGCTTGCTTCGCGTCGTCCAGGCGCAGACCGAAGGCCGCGCACTGGATGGCGCGGAACGTGAGTACAACGAGGAAATCACTCGCCGCAATGGCCGACCCGCGCAGGGCGTCTATCTGCCGATGGCCGCGATCGAGCGTCGCGTGGGTACGACCAGCAGCGCCGCGGAGCTTGTCGGCACCGATCATCGCGGCGACCAGTACATCGAGCCGCTGCGCGATGCCCTGCTGGCGCGTCGCCTGGGCGTCCGCGTCCTGTCCGGCTTGCGCGGCAACGTCTCGATCCCGAAGCACGGCTCCAGCGTGACCAGCGGCTGGGTTGCAGAGAACAACGGCCTGTCGCCTTCAGATATGACTTTCGGCAGTGTCAGCCTGACCCCGAAGCACGTCGGCGCGCTGTCCGAGATGAGCCGGCAGTTGATTCAGCAATCAGACCCGAGCATCGAGCAGCTGCTGCGCGGTGATATGTCGCTCCAGATTGCGAAGGCCCTCGATTCGGCGCTGATCCAGGGTGGCGGCGCGAATGAGCCGGACGGCGTCATTGCCAGCATTGGCAGCAACGGCGACGTTCAGACCGGCACGCTGGCGACCCCGAGCTGGTCGGAAGTGCTGGAGATCGTCGAGCAGGTAGAGACCGCCAATGCCCTGGGCAGCCATGCGTGGCTGCTGAACCCGGCTGCGAAGGCCAAGCTGCGCGCCACGCTGAAAGTGTCGGGCGATGCCGGCGCGGGCTTCCTGTTCGAGAACGGACAGATCGGTGGATACGCGGCGCACGCTACGAATCAGGCTCCCGCCGATTCGAGCGGTAACACCGCCATTTTCGGCGACTGGAGCCAAGTCCTGTTGGGCATTTGGAGCGAGCTGGACATCCTCGTGAATCCGTTCTCCGAGACGGCCTACTCCAAGGGCAACGTGCTGATTCGGGCAATGGCGACCTGCGACATTGCGATCCGTCACGGCGAAGCCTTCGTGGTGGCCGATGATGTCCCGTCCCTCTGATGTCGAGCGCCGTGCGTCCGCTGGTGTCACTGCCAGCGGGCGTAAGCTGACCGGCTATATCGCACGCTTCGACACCGAGGCGCGCATCGGCAGCTTCACCGAGACCATCAAGCCCGGCGCGTTCCGGGCTTCGCTCGATTCAGGGCGGGATATTCTGGCGCTGGCTGACCACGACGAATCCAGAGTGCTGGGCAGAACGAAGTCCAGGACGCTGGAACTGCGCGAAGACGGCGAAGGACTGGCGTTCGAGCTGGCCCTTCCGGACACGCAAGCAGGCCGCGACATTGCGGCGCTTGCCGAGCGCGGCGACCTGGGCGGATGTTCCTTCGGTTTCACGGTCCCCAAGGGCGGCGACGCCTGGGACCGGGACCACCGCGAACTTCGCAATGTCGAGTTGCACGAAGTTTCGATTGTGCAGGCACGGCCGGCCTACGAAGGTACCGAGGTTGCCTTGCGCCGTCGTCCTCTCGTGATGTTCACGCTGGACATGCGCAAGGCTTGGTTGGAGACCTGTCGATGAGGTGGTGGCCGTTCAATCGCAAAACCGAGACGCGCGCAGAAAATGATCCAAGCTGGGCGGCATTGATCCCGAGCGGTACGTCTGCAGGGTTGCCAGTGTCACCGGGCAATGCGGAGACAATCAGCACGGTCTTTTCATGTGTGCAATCGATTGCGGAAACCATCGGCGGATTGCCGCTGCTGGTCTATCGCAATGGTGCGAATGGCGACCGGGAGCGTGCAACGAATCATCCGCTCTATCGCGTGCTCCATGACCAGCCGAACGAGCGCCAGACTGCGCTTGAATTCCGAGAGCAACTCACCGCGCACGTGCTGCTGTGGGGAAACGGCTATGCAGAGATCCACTCAGATGCTGCCGGCAACGTCACTGCGCTGGAACCGATTCACCCGCATAACGTCACTGTCCTGCAGTTGCCGAGCGGACGCATTCGCTATGACGTGGCCGACCCGCAGTCGGGCCGCGTCCGTGCATTGCTAGCCGATGAGGTTCTGCATTTAAAGGACCGCACCGATAACGGCATCGTCGGCAAGTCTCGCATCCAGGTAGCGCGCGAGATGCTGGGTGGCGTGCTGGCAGCCCAAGAGCACGGCAACCGCGCCTGGGCCAATGGGGCGCGTCTGTCGGGCGTGCTGCAAACCCCGCACGTCATGACGAACGAGAGCATCGGCAGGCTGCGCGATTCCTGGAATGCTCAGTATTCCGGCATGGGCAACAGCGGCAAGACCGCCATCCTTGAAAACGGCCTGACCTACCAACAGCTGAGCATGTCGAACGAGGATGCGCAGTGGCTGCAATCCCGGCAGTTCAGCGTGGAGGAAGTCTGCCGCATCTTCCGCGTCCCGCCTGTCCTGGTCGCCGACCTGCGCCATGCCAACTTCAGCAACAGCGTCGAGATGAACCGCTGGTTCGTTACGCACACGTTGCGGCGCTGGCTCACCATGTGGGAGGAAGGCTGCGAGCGTTCGTTGCTGGGGCCGATTGCGCGGTCACGTTACTTCATCGAGCACAATGTCGAGGGCTTGTTGCGCGGTGACAGCAAGGGACGCGCGGACTTCTACGGATCCGGGATCAAGGACGGCTGGCTACTGCGCTCTGAGGCTCGCCGCCTGGAGAACCTGCCGACCATAGAGGGCATTGACTATGCAACCCAACAGACGGCCTAGCAACCCCACAGGACGCGATGCCGACCCGCGGCGAACGATCCCATTGCAGTCTGCGCGATGGCAACGTCTGCGGGCTGCCGTGCTGGCGCGCTCCCCGCTCTGTCGGGACTGCCAACACCCTGCGACCGACGTGGACCATAACGATGGAAACCCTGGCAACAATCACCCGGATAATTTGGTTCCTCGCTGTCACTCGTGCCATTCGATCAAGACCGCACGCGAGCGTCACGGGAACATCAGCGGATGCGATATCAACGGATGGCCGATTGACTCGCGACACCCGTGGAATACGTCGCGAAAAATCGCTGGAGGGTGACGCGGCTAGACCGTCCCGCGCTCCTTTTTTTTAACGCTATGGCCGAGGTTGAAATGCGACAGACTCGATCCGATTCCGCTACGGCAGCGGTTCAGGCCACGCAGAACGCCGCACAAGCGCCGCTGGAGCCGCCCGGGCATGTAACCATTCCGGATGAAGCACGCCCTTTCTGGGACGCCCTGGTGCGTAACAGGCCGCGTCACAAGTGGAACGAAGCTGATCTCGCCACGGCCGCAATACTGGCGCGTGCGCAATGGGACGTTGAGCGGCTGCAGCGTGAGATCGTGGCCGAGGGCGACGTTATCGGCGACAGGCTCAATCCGAAGCATGCCCTGGTGGACAAGCTGGGCCGGCGTATCATGTCGCTGTCCCGGCTGTTGCATGTTCACCCCGAGGCGACGGAAGGCCGCGCACGCGAACAGGGTAACGCCCTGACCGCAGAGCGCGAGGCCGAGGACCAGCACGACCCGCTGATCCCGACCCTGTACGCGGTGAAGTGATGACCCGCGCGGCGGCCATCATCGCCTTCGTGGAAGCGTACTGCCGCGTGCCCGAGGGTGCGCACGTCGGCCGGCCGCTGCGGCTGTCTGACTTCCAGCAGCAGTTCATCCGGGATGTATACGACAATCCACACGACACCCGGCGCGCCTTCCTGAGCATGGCCCGCAAGGGCGGCAAGACCACGTTGACGGCGGCCCTGCTGCTGGCGCATCTGGTCGGCCCGGAAGCGAAGCTAAACAGTCAGATCGTGTCCGGCGCCATGAGTCGCGATCAAGCGGCGCTGGTGCATGGCCTGGCCGCGAAGATGGTGCAACTCAATCCGAAGCTGTCCAAGCTGGTGCGGATAGTGCCGAGTGGTAAACGGCTGATCGGGCTGCCATTGAATGTGGAATACCGGGCATTGGCGGCGGATGGCAGGACCGCGCACGGACTTTCCCCGGTACTGATTATTGGCGACGAGTGGGGGCAGGTACGCGGGCCGCAGTCTGACTTCATCGATGCGCTGGTGACGGCGCAGGGTG